CGGAACCCATCCCGTCACGCCTTCCTCGAAACCGGGGTTGAATAGCAGGTTGGCGAGGTTGCCGGTGTTCATGGCGAGCTTGCCATCAGCTACCCGTTGCACTAGCGACGGGTCGAGCGAGGCCGGGTCGATTCGCGAGGCCAAAATCTTCCCCGGCGGGATGGCGCCGCCGACCGCCACCACGGTGTCGAGGTAGCCCACTCCGGACACCGTGTCCGTGAGAAGCACGGACGCCGCCGGATTCGACCAGGATGAGGTGGTCTGGTCCTTGCGGCTGGAGCCGTAAAACTTCGCCCGCACCTTGGCGATGTTCGTTGCCACGCCGCCGGGGTAGGGGAACTTGCGCGTGTAGGTGTCGCCGAACGGCCCGTACTCGCCATCGAGGTCGCCGATGTTCACGCGGCCCTGCACGATCCGGACGCCCGTGTAGATATGCTCTGGCCCGATGGGGTTGCCTGCCGCGTCGAGGTCCGTGAAGGTGACGTTGATGGTTCCGACGTTGGGGTCGGCGTAGGCGGTGTCGAGCGTGATCTCGAAACCAGGAATGTGCCAATACTGCGAACCGTCGTTGGTCTGCGCGTTATACGGGAAGGTTCCGCCAACGCCGGGGAGCGCCGCCGCGCCCAGCCCTTGCGAGGGATTTGGCAGGCCGAAGCCCGTGACCAAAAAGCCCGTCGTCTGCCGAATCGCGCCCGCTGGCAGGTTGGCGTTGGGGATCAGGATTCCCGCGTTGAACGGAACCCTTCCCTGCTGGGCCGCAAACTTCCACGTCTCGTTGCTCTCCGCGATGGCCTGATCGATCCGCGCCGTTCCGGTGAGGCCGCTGGCAGGATACCAGTTGATGCCCAGCCAGTTCGCGCCGTTGTCGCGCGAGAGCCAGAGCGTCCACGTCTGTGTGCCTTGGTCGGCGGAGAGCGTCACCGTCGCATCGAACTTCGCCCGCACCAGGCGCGTGCCAATCTCCGGGTAGCGCGAGGACGCCACCTCGCCGCCCGTCACCGTGGAGACGTTCGGGGGCGGCACTGCCGGCCCAGCCGCCGCCGGCGCCGCCACATTCGCCACCTGGAGCGGACTCGCGGAGGGACGGCCATCCTCGTTCAGAACCTCGAATGTCCAATCGTACGTGTGCGCCTTGGTGTCCTGCGGCATCGGCGGGAGCGTCACCGTGATGTTCCCTGACCCATCGGGCGCGAACGGCGCGTTGACGGTGTAGAGTGGCGCTCCTGTGCCCGTGAACGTGGTGTCGGGCGCGTGGATGCGGACGCGGAGCGCCACCAGATGGGCGTAGTCGGCGTGGGCGACGGGCAGGGTTACGAGGGCAGACGGGTGGAGCACCGGGGCGCCGGCGATCTGTGCAGGGGTGAAGGTCGGGACCGCCGCCGTGACGTTCGGCGCGGCGGTCGCACCCGTTCCGCTTCCGCCCCCGGTGGGGCTGGTTCGCTCGTAGATCCAGGTTCCGGATGCCATAGATTTATCCTGCGGTGACGCGCACCGTTTCTTCCGGCGCCACGATGACGTTCGCGTTGCCGTCGAAGAGCAGCTCGCCGGCGGCGCAGTTCACGATCAGGTTGTTGGGGCCGTTGTCGTTGCAGAAGTACAGCGTGCGCCCCTGATACGCGCCCAGTGCCATCAACTGGACCTGGACGTGGTTGGTGGAGGTGTCGGCGCGGATGGTATGGTCCGTCGCGAAGACCTCCCACGGCGCCGCCGTGGCGGGATCGAGAGCGGTTGGCCCAACCACGCGCACGCTGGGCGGTTGGCCGTAGATGAAGATCTCGCGATAGACGGCGAACTCCTCGTCGGTGATCCGCTCCTGATCGTCCACCAGGAACCCGCCGACGAGGGCCACCATGTTCGCGAGGTTGTCGACGCGCACGCGGAGTTCAAATGCCGTGCCGGGGCGAGGCGTGATCAGTTCGCTGGTGACGCCCGCGTAATCCCAGTCATGCGCCTCGATGATGACGATGGAGGTCGCGTCCGGTTGGACCTCCCACGGAGGCTCGACGTAGACGCGGACGTTGGTGTTCGACACAATCTTGCGGACCTGGCCCGCGCCTTTGCCACGCAGGATGCGGACGAGGCGACCGGCCTCTTCATCGACGCGCAGTCCGTTGGTGCCGGGGAACTGAAGGTCGTTGATGGTGTTGTCCCACAGGGGATCTTCGACCCAGTCGACGCCGCTCGACACGCCCACGGAGCGCATGATCAACACGTCGCCTTCATCGACGGAATCCGCCGGGTCCGCGCGAACGCAGTTGGGCGTGACGGTGAAGGTGCCGGTGGCCGGGACGAACGCCGTGACGGTGAAGTTCCAGAGAGGGGCGCCGCCATCGGAGAGGTCCGCGACGGCGCTGAGAACGCGCCCGATCCAGTTGTCGGTCGAGCCGATGTAGTCGTTGCACTGGAGCTTGTTCGGGGCGGCGAGGCTGGTGGGGCTGGTGACGATGACGCCCGCGATGCCGGAATGCCAGACGTGTTTGGCGGCGATGCGGACGCGCTGGGCGGCGGGCTCCGGAAGCTGGCGGGTCATCTGGGCGATCGTCGACGTGAACTCGAGGCTCGTCGGCACGCCGGCGGGCGAGATCTGAAGCGCGATCTTCCGTCTGTCCGTGCCGATGTAAACGTCGTAGCCCACCCACGTCCCGGTGGGCGCGGGCGCCATCGTGATGGTGAGTTTCTGGTTCACTGAACCAGAAGGCACGTACCGGGCGTAGAGGTTCGACACGGCGGAGGGAGCGCCGGTGGCGTCCCGTTGTGTGATGGCGACGTAGACCGTGCAAGGCCCGTTGATCTGCCCGCCCGCGGCGAGCTCCACGCCGAGGATGCGGGGACGGGCCGGGGAGGCGAACTGGTTGACGCACTCCTCGCCGGCGACCCAGACGGCGGGCGACCAGATGCCCTCGCGCGTGATGTTGTAGTCCTGCCAGAGGTCGAAGGTCCGCTCCCGCACGTCCGGATAGAGCGGGTCGTTGGCAAAGGGCGCAACGAGGTTGGGCATCCAGGCGAGGCCGTTGATCGACTGCAATCGGTCGGGCGGCGGCGGCGTTGCGGCCACGTCGGCAGGCGACGGCCCGAAGGCGGGCTCGTACATCGAGTCCGTGGTACAGGTGGCGTTGATGTCGATGGAGTAATCGGGGTTCAACTGCCAGGACTGGACCCGGCCTTCGCCTCGCCCAGCGGGGAGCCGGTCATGATCGAGCGAGATGATGTCGCCGACCATCGTGCGGAGCGCGAGGATGGTGGTCCGGAACTTGAGGTCGCGGGCGCGGATCTGTTCGTTGACGCTGGTCGAGTTCGACCAGAGCCCGCCCAGTTCCTCCCGCAGGCGCGTGGTGATCAGGCGGGCGCACTGCGACTTGCTGGAGCATCCGACGAACGTCATCTGGTTCGTCAGGTATTGCGGCACGCCATCGGCATCGCCCAGCCACTCCGCGTGATCGATGTCGTAGATGGTCACGGTGTTCAGCGCCCATTCAAACTCCTCGTCGCCGAACTGACCGACGAGCCAATTGAACCGCGGCGTCACCGGCGAAGCCTGGAGGGATTTGTAGAGGATGTTGGCGCGGGTGAAGGCGTTGCCGGCGAGAACGGCGGAGTCCTTCCGGATGCCGATCCAGAGCTTGCCGTTCAAGAAGGTGTAGTAGCCGCTACAGCAGTTCAGGATCTCCTGAATCCAATCCTTCAAGGGCTTCTTCTCTTTCAGCACACCCCGGAAGACGAACCGCTTCTCCGTCACGCCCGCGACGATCATGCTGTTGACGATGCCGTCGCAGACCGCCGCCGCCGCACGCGCCGCGGCCACGTCGAAGAACCTCTCCATCTCCACCGCAGAGACTACCGCCGCCCGCGTCTGGTCGACGCGCAGGCCGATGCCCCGGAGGTAGACGTTGACCGCCACCCAGACGGGATTGGAGAGCCCGTTCTGCCAGACGCGCACGCCCGTATCCCAGACCCACCCGCCGATGCCCTGGTTCACGGTGACGGTCATCGCCCGGTCGGCAACGGCGGCGAGCTGGAGGCCCACTTCGTCCGTGCGCCGGATCTCCGCGAAAGCCACGCCCGCGGCGTAGGTGCTCTCTGCCGGGATCGAGCCCCACGGGGCTTTGTCGAGGGCGAAGAAGTCGGACGGCGCCGCCGGGTCCGTGCCGGTGATCCCGCGCCACCCGCCGTTGTGTTTCGGGTCATGCGGCGGCTGGTTGTCGAGTTGGTGCGCGACGAGGTTGGTCGCAAAGCTCCCGATAGGCCCCTCGCCCACCACGCCCAGCGCGGAATAGAACTCGCTCTCGTCGCGCCCAGCGGCCACGTCGCAGACCACCTTCATCGGGAAGTCCGTGTAGACCTCCTGCACCGGACGCTGATAGATCGATTCGTTGGCGACGGTGACGCTGGTGAACCTCGAGCGGCCATATCCCATCGCGGCGAAGGCGGCGGCGAACGGGGTGATGCGGACGGTCTGCGCCTGCGCCTGAATGCCGCCGAATGACTTCTCGACGCCTCTCTCGACGCACGCCTTGTAGTCCTTGGGGCACGTCGCCAGTGCGCTCACGGAGGGGCAGTACGGGCCTTTGTAGACCTTCCAGCACGTCCTGCTCACCTGTCGCCACGGGTAGCCCAGCGAGAGTTCGAAGAGGCCGTCGGAGGCCGGGAGGACGAACACCCCGTCGCTGGTGAGCGTCCACGGTCGCGCGTACCCGGCCCACAGCTTGATCAGGTAGCCCGTGTTGTGGTGGTAGAGCCCGAACTCGATGCGGGCGCGGTAGAGGTTGGTCGCGTTCGCGTAGCTGACGAACACGTCGTCGGCGTTCCCCAGCGTGAACTGGGCGTTATCGCTCGTCTCGCTGATCGCCTGCCCGATGCCGGTCCAGTCGAGGAGCCGGGGCAGGTAGAGGTTGCCGCCGACGATGCACCGCTGGTTGGAGAGCCGCAGGATGTCGGCGGAACCTCGAGGTTGGATGGCGATCAACGGCGTGAACCGCTGGACTTGGCTTTCGAGGGCCGGCGTCAGCGTGGCGTCGGGGAACCGCTCGACGGTCGCGGTGACCGCATAGGTGGGCGTGACGGTCGGAACCTCCATCAACGACAGACCGGAGGTCGACGCGATGAACGCGATCAGGTGGTTGAACTGGAGGTTGGGATTCTCGTATCTGGCGGTGACCGTTTCGCTGGCGCCGGGTTTCCGGATGGTCGCGGAGAATTGGGCGTAGACGCCCTGCGCCGCCATCCAGTGGTTGCGGAGCGCATCGTACTCGCCGCAGGACAGGTGGTCGCGGACGAAGCGGAACCGGCGCACGCCGTTGCCCATCAGGAACCGTTGCTCGACGCGCAGGCCCCGGCCAGGATCAGCCTCCCGGTCGAAGACGTGGGTGACCACCTGAGGCTCGTAATCGATGCCGCCGCCGAAGTCGCCGACCAAGGGGAAGGGCGCGATCACCGGCGGATCTGGAATGGGCACGGAGCCCAGGAAGTCTGCCACTAGGCCACCTCCCTGAGTCCGAACGACACCTCGCTTCGCCCGATCATGAGTTGGTCGCTCCAGGCCCCGTCCCAGACCACTGCATAGCGGCCCGTCGCCCCCGTTGGCGCGGAGGCGAAGGGCGGCGATGTCTCCCGTGGAACGTAGAACCAGAACGGTAGGATCAGGTGCGCCTGGAAGAATGACCAGAGCGCGGAGTACTGGGAAGCGGTGACGCGCCGGGTACAGCGGAAGAACCGCCGGGGGATGGTCTGAATCGGCGCCCGGTCGCTCGATCCGTCCGGATACGGATTGACGAACGCCTCGACGCGAAGCTCCTCCGTGATGGCCGCGTAGAAGCCCGTGGGGAGCGTATCGGTCGGAGCGGCGGGCTGGAGGTTACCCGGCATACAATACTCCGACTGGGGTAAAATAGTACGAATGTCTACCTCCGCCCTCCTCAGGGGCATCTTCTGCATCGTCGCCGGTATCGCGATGATGATGGGCTACTCCCTGTACCGGCAGGCCCATCCTGGACCGTCTCTGCAAGCGAGGATCGCCGCCGACGTGACGGAACGCCTCAAGAACTCGCGGTACAAGGACCGGCCCGTTCACTCCATCGAAACCGCCGTGTCTGAAGTTCGGCCTAATCACTACGGGACGGTTACCCTCGTCAAATTCAAAGACGTGTCCGCGCCCAAAGGCATTGCCACGGTCGGGGAAGGCGTCTACTGTCCCATCGATGGAGGCGTCGAGTTCACGGATTCCGCCATCAAGCACTGTTCGGTAGAACCAGTCCGCTACACCGATTAGCTTCCGCATCACGCCATCACCGTAGTGGGCTCCAGCAGAGCCCCTGACTGCGCCTGCCGCCCCTGCCCTGACCTAGCCGCCGTCGTATTGGCGGCGCCCACCGCGCCGGGGTTGTCACCCAGGACCTGCACCACCTGACCTTGGAAAATGCTCGACGCCTGCTGCGGGTTCAGTTGGACGAACACCGGCGGCTGAGACGCCAGCGCGTTGGCGAACTGCGTGGTGGTGGTGCCCTGATAGGGACTCGCGACCAGCCGCCCGCCGCTGTACACCGGTTGCATCTGGAGCCCGCCCGCCGCCGATTGCGCGTAGGTCGCGGAGTACATCGGGCGCGGGAGGGCCGCGTTCTGGCCCGTCATCAAGCTGTAGATCCGGACCATCTCCTGGACTTCCTGGGAGTGGACCGCCATCCGCACGTCGCCGCCGAAGCGTTGGTTCGCCACCTCCGCGATCTGCGACAGGATGCCCTTGTCTGCGATGTCGACGCCGTAGGTCTGCCGGATCTGGGAGCGGACCTGATCCTCCTTCGACTTCCGGAAGAGGTTCACCACACCGACTGCCACGCCGACTCCCAACCCAATCGCGCCACCGACGAGCGCCCCCACCGGCCCACCCACCATCGCGCCGATGGTCGCGCCCGCCAGGAGCCCGCCGCCGGCAGTCATCGCGAGTCCGGACCAGCCCCTGCGCTTGTAGCCCGCGGCGAAGATCCCGATGCCGATCCCGGCCTGGAGCCCCCCTATCATCGGCAGGCCCATCATGGCGGCGAGGCCCGCGCCCGCCAAGGCGGCTCCGCCGACTCCCATCAGGCCCGCCTTCACGCCTCGTTTCGAGAGCGAGGACATGAACATCGGCAGGCCCACCGAAGCCATCATGCTGGCGGCGCCGGGGCTGGAGAGCATCGCGCCCATCCGCTGTTTGCCGGTCATCTGCGCCCACGGGATGGTCTTGGTGCCGAAGCCGCCCGCGCCGGGAACCTGGATCGACTTCCCGATGTTGAAGCTCTCCCTGAGTGCCGCGTATCTGCTTCCGCCGCCCGCCGCTGGAGCGGAGCCGCCGCCGCCCGCCATGCCGCCCACGCCGCCGGGTCCGCGATACGCCTCGTAAGCCGCAGTGCCCGCCATCGGCAGGCCCCGGAGTTGGTCGAGCGAATCCCCGTCGCTCATCATCCGGTCGGAACCTCCCTGAGAGGGCGCGGACTGGATCTCGTTCACCATCGTGGAGGTGATGGCGTCCATCATGCGGTCGCCGCTGTTGAAGGTGATGCCGGAAGCCGCTCCCGTGGGCGACGGAGGCGCAAGGAACGGAGGCGTGCCGAAGCCAACTGGCGCCGCTATGGGAGAGCCGAACGGGCCGCTCTTGACGGCGACGGTCCCGTAGCCCAGCAGGTTGGTCAGCGATGCCGCCAGGTGCGAGGTGACCACGGCCTTGATGGCGTTGAGCAGGGTCCGCTTGATCGTGTCGCCAATCGCCGCCCAGACGCTCTTGTTGGTGTCGACGAAGGCGTCGAAGAGTTCGCCCATCACGCTGGCGATGGACTCGTAAACCTGCTTCTGTTCCTCGATGATGACTTGGTTTCCGCTCTTCCAAGCCTCGATGCGGATCTGCTGCTCCTGGTTGGCGCCGCTCTGACGGAGAGCCTTCAACTGCGGGTCGCTGACCGTGTCCCGGTAGATCTTGATCCGCTCTTCCTTCAGTTCCGGCGCGAGGCCGCTGGCCCCGATCATCGCCTCAAACTGCATGCGCGTGGCTTCCACGTTCAGCTTCTGCGCCGTGTTGACGCTCTTGATCGCCGCCAGTTCCGCCTGCATCACGGTGTCGATCTGCGCCAGCTTCTCCTGCGTGGTGTTCGCCTCGACGGCGGTCGCCATCGACACCTCATAGTCGCGCACGGCCATGATCCCGTCGATGGCAAGCTGGGTCACTCTGTCCCGCTCCTCTTTCTCCATCTGGTAGAGGATTGCGTTGGTCGTCTTCGCCGATTCGATCCGCGCCTTCGCCACCTGATCGTTGTACGTCTCCTCCTGAATCGCGCGAAAGTCCAGGTTGGCTTTCTGCCAATGGTCGATCTGCATGCCCAATGTCTGGAGGGTATTGATGACCTCTTCCGGTGTCCTGCCTTTCGCCAGCGCGTCCTCGATGGCGATCTTCTTGGCAGCTTCGATCTGTTTGGCAGTCATCACGTCATTGAGACGGGACGCTTCCGCGCCCTTCTGCCACAACTCCTGCTCCTTGGCGTCAAGCGTCAATTTCGCCAACTGCAAGCCCGCCGCCGGCCCGGTGTCGGCGATGGCCTGCATCTCCAGGATGGCGATCTCGCGAGCCGCCACTGCGGCGTCCTGGTTGGCCTTGATCCTGGCGTTCTTCACCACCTCGACTTGCTTCAACGCCTCCGTGGTGGAGGTGACCATCAACGCGGAGAGCGCATCAGCCGTAGCCTTGGCGTCGATCTTGGTGTTCTCCCAGTGCTGCTTCCACGCATAATGGAGCGCGGCCACCGTCTCCTCGCCGATCTTCAACTGGTCCCGCATCGCCCCGGCGAGAAGGTTCGCGGCGTAGTCGCGGGCGCGTTTCACTTCCTGCTCGTTCTTCTCCATGAGGGACCGGCGTTTTTCGAGGGCCGCTTCCATCGTTCCGATGTAGGCGTCTTCGCGTGCCGTCAGCGCCGGGACGATTCCTCCCGCCGCCGCGACATCCGGCAGGGGGAGCCGCTCCGGTAGAGGAAGCCGCGCCTTCCGCATGCGGTCCTCGAGGAGCGCGGTCTTCTTCCTCAACTCGTCGTAGTTCGCGAACAGTTTCTGTTGTTGCTTCTCCGCCTCCCGATCCGGACCTTTGACGTTGTTGTAGATGCCCACGCCGATCACGCCAAGAGCGGTGACGATGGCAACCCACGGGATGGCGTTGAGAGCTACACCCAGCGTCACGGCGGCGCCTTCCATCAACCCCATGCCCGTCGCCGTCATGACCGCCACGGAGTAGAACTGCTTCGCGGTTCCGACCACAAACGCCAGTGCTCCACCCATCCGGGCCATTACGGCCACGCCAGCCGGGAACACCAGATTCCAGAGAGCCATTGCGGAGGTGACGGCCTTGATCCCTATCGCCAGCAGGCCGAAGGCGACGGCGGTAGTCTTGACCCATTCCGGCAACCGATTGAACGCCTGCAAGAGCTTCAACGCCTTGTCGATCAGTTGCCCCAACAGGTCGATGACCTTGACCAGCACCGGGGCCAGCGTCTTCTCCAGCTCGCCCGCAAGGCCCATGACCTTGGTCCGCAGTTCCTCGAACGCCGCCGATGGCAGTTCCTTCTTCATCTTCTCCGCCGCGCCTTTGGACTGCGCGGCCATCATTTCAAACGCGACCTTCAGGAATTCGTCAGGTCGGATCTTCGTCATGCTCTGCTGCAATTCCTGACGGGTGACCTTCAGTCGTTTGGCGAGTTCGTCGTTGATGCGGACGCCGATCTGCGCGAAGACCGCCACGTCTTCGCCGCTGAGAAACGATTTGGCGGCGATCTGGCGGAGCTTCTCCGTAATGTGCATGACCTCTTCCATGCCCTTGCCGGCGCGTCTCGATGCGTCCACCAGGATCTGAAGCTTGCCCGCAACGACCGCAGGCGCCTGACCGGCGTTGATCAAGTCCTGGGACGCCTTCAGCAGAAACTGAAACGACACGCCCGCCCGCTTCGCCAAGTCCTGAACCAGGATGAACGCAGAGGCGCCGCCCTCCATGTTCTGCATGCCCATCCGCACGCGGTTCATGTCGTCGCCCATCTTGAGGAGTTGACGCCCCATCTCCAGGAGCCCGAGGCTGCTGATGGCCGAGGCCAGCTTGTCCATCGAGCTTGCCGACTGGTCGATGGTGGTGGTGATGCGCTTGATACCCTTGCTGGTCTGCTCCGCCGATTTCTCCGTGGTGGGGCCGAGGTCCTTGATCTTCTTGTTGACCAGATCGACGGCCTTCTCCGCCTCTGTGCTTTCGAGGTCGATCTGGATGTAGATCTTATTCGGGGCCGGCATGGATCACCGCTTCTGCTTCTTCTTCATTTCCTCGAGGTCATGCTTCGACCGCTCCTCCGCGAGTTGGCGCAGGAGCAGGAACTCCGGGTACGGGATGTCAGCCATCCGGATCGAGACGTGCGCCTGGAGCGCGAAGTCCAGGTCGATCACCACCTGGAGCAGCAGTCCCGCCGGCGACACCATATAGTCGCGGAGCAACTGCTGCGGGCAACCGTCGCATGGCATGGCGGAAGGCCCTGCGTCGGGCTCCACGGTCAGCACCTCCGGACAGTTCTGCGGCATCGGGCAGAGATCCTTCTCCCGCAGGAGCCGATGAAAGATGAAGCGCGGGGAAGGCGATTCCGGCCAATCCCCGCCGATCAAAAAGAGTCGTCATCTGCCCGTGGTCCGTACTCCAGTTCGATCTCCTCGATGACCGCCCGCGCGACCTCGTTCTTGTGCGGCAACGGAATCCCGCTGGGGTAATCGTCGCTGTGCCCGCCGCAGGCGTCGTAGATCCCGGCGGCGACTTGCGAGTTGAAGATGGCGTGCGTCTGGTTGTGCGGGAGGTCGAGCCGCCGCACTGCGGAGCGTTTGTACTGGCTCACCTGATCCGCGTTGGGGATCTTCATGCGGTGCGTCACGGTCCCGGTGAGGACGCGCAACTCCACCTCCGCCTCCACGCCTTCGATGGCGACGGCCTTCACCTGAGACTGCGAGATTACGTCCAAGACCTTGCTGGCTTCCGCCGGCGTCATCTCCGGGGCGCCGTTCAGCTTGATCTTCTGGTAGAGCGCAACGTCCGGTTCGCCCGGTGGCGGCGCCAGCGTTTCGGAGACGCCGCGGCCCAGCGTGCGGACGGTGAACTTCTTCTGGCGCAGATACGCCGCCCACTCCTCGTCGGTCGGGAAGCGGACGGAGATCTCATGCGGAGCGCCCCCGGTGGACTGCAATCTGGCGGGAAAGCAGATCTCTGCTCTGATATCGAACGGCACGTTTAAGCTCCTCTGGTGCTGACCAACCAGGCCAGCGTTAGTAGACCCAACCCGGCGGCGGTCCAATCGACGGGCCGTCCCGCAGGGAATTGCCCTCTCACGGTGCTCACCAAAAAGCAGATGAGGGCCAGAACTACGAAGACGAAAACGAGTTGCGGCATAGCCGCCTCCTTTCCTTACAGGGCCAGAAGGCCGTCTTTGGTGGTGGTCGCCGAGAGCGTGATGTATGGACCGCCACCGGTGGGCTTCAGGCCGACCACGTTGCAATCGACCGTCACGATGCCATCGGCCTCGCCGTTGACCACGGCGGTCAACTGGGCTCGCGCATAGGCGATGGAGAAGGTGTGTTTCTGCGGTCCCGCCCCGATGGTGGCCCCGGTGACGGACACCGTCACGGCGCCTTCGTTGGCGGGCGGAACCGCCATCAGCTTGGTGTACTCCGGGGAGTTCTTGACGGCGCGGGCGACGAAGTGCAGGCCCATCTCGCGCGTGCCGTATTCCATGCGCCCGCGAATGGCGTAACCGTCCTGCGTGCCGCTCCCCGGATAGAGGCCGGATGGCAGGCGCACGTTGTTGTTCCACCGGAAGTCGAGCGAGATGAACGTCGCCGCCAGGACGTAGTCCATGCCGAGGATGTTGATGGTCGCCGATGCGGCGTTGAGGAAGTGCTCCGCCGTCACGGTGGGCCACGGCGTGATACCGGAGGGCGCGACCGTTTTCCCCGTGCCGACGAGGTTCACCGACACCCGGCAGTTGGCGCGTCCCGGCCCGCTCTCCATGTTGAGCGTCCAGTCGTTCACCACCATCCCCACCATTGCGCGGTCGATCACCGCGTCGGGCGGCGTGCGGATCTGCTCCGCGTATGTGAACGGCGGGAGGTCGAGGCAGTGGAGCACCGGGTCGGCGGGAATGGCGGTGTACGTCCAGCCGGTGCCGGCGGCGACCTTGGTGACCTGTCCCGTCGTAAAGGCGAACAGCCACGCCATGAATTCCGAGGAGCAGTACTTCTCGATGGGCGCGGCGGTGTCCATGTTGGTCGGGAAAGTTTGCGACGGGAACTCGTCGCCCTTCCCGATATCGTTGGCGTCCGTCTCGACGTTCGGCGTCACCACGCCCAGCGCGGGGTTGGTTTTGGTGAGGCTCCACAGTTCGGCGACGGGGTTGGCGACGGCGATGTCCGTCTGCGCCTTGAAGGCGAAAGCGATCTTCGTCTCGCGCACATTGGCTGGGCATCCTGCCGCCCCAATCCGAGGGTCGGGGACCGGAAGCACGTCTAAGGGAGTTGTTGCCATTTATGGATCTCCTACTTCAAAGGTTTTGAGCTTGATCAACCAGAGGTCGACGGCCTCTTGATCTGTCTCGCGCCCGCCACTGCTGATTTCCGGACGTTGCAGATCCGGGTGGAACGGACAGTAGTGCCAGCGTTGGCCGTCGCCGGGTTCAGGCACTCCGTTGGTCAGTTGACGGACGAGACTCCACGGAGATTGCCCGCGACTGGCCCGCACGTAGATCTCCGCATAGTGCGCGTTCTGCACGATCCCGCCCTCTGCGGCCTCGAGGGCGAACTCTTTGTAGACCACCAAAACGCTGCCGGGACGTTGGCCGTAGATGGCGGAACTGACGGAATTCTGCGAGGGCTGGATATCGTAATAACCGATAATCGACTCCACGGTCGGCGGCTCAAGCTCCGCCACCAGAGTGGGAATGCTCTGGAGCTTCTCCACCAAGGCGTCCGTGAATTCGAAGATGTCGATCACTGGATTCGCACCCACGCTTTCGCGATCAGCGCCGAATACTCGTTCTTCACGCTCTTCAGGATGTTGACCTGTTCGGGTCCGGAGAGCCCGATCATCTCGTCGTAGCCCTGCGCCTGACGGGCGTGTTGCCGTGCGATGCGCGTGGTGTTCTCAGCGCGGATCACCCCGTTCATCGCCTTCCGGAGCTTGAAGTTTTCGAGCAGCACTCCGGTCAGCTTCTGGTCGCGGATAGGCCGGGGATTGCCGGTCGCCTTCCGCTTGATGAACACGTACCGTTTGCCCAAGGGCTTGGCCTTGTTGCCGTAAGCGTTCAGCCCCTTCGCCCAGCGGTACTGTTGTTGCGCGACCATCTCGTTGCCGATCAGCGTCAGCTTGCCGTTGTCGAGCGCCGGTTTCTTGATGCGCCCCGTGCGCTTGACCTTGATCTTCGCCATCAGAGGCCCTCCGACTCCTCATGCAGGACGAGGTTCGACACCCCGTAGGGATAGGCGTCGACGCGAACCACCGCATATGTGAAGTCGCCGAACAGGACGAGATCGCCCAGCCGCGGCGGCTGCGGGAGGTCCGCGTTGATGACCAGCATGTGCGAGTAGCGCCCCGGCGAGGCGTCCTCGTCTTCCGCGCCTTCCTTCCAGATCACGGTGATCGTGTACGTCTCCGAGGGAACGCCCCCGATCTGGAACTGCACCTGGCGCCCGAACTCCGGAACCAGCGCGGCCCAGAGCGCGGGCACATGCGTGTTCCCGAAGTGGTTGAACACCGGCGACGGTTCTCCCGCCGCGCGAATCCCGGTTGTGTTGGCGACAGAACCGGAACCCGCGCGTGCGCGGGGATTGTATGCGCGTCCCGCCGGTCGCGCAGACAAGTGGCGGAAAGCCTGACTGAACGGGCTCTGCTTCATGAGCGTCAGAGCACCTTGGCTTTGAAACTGGCGTTCGGGCGGTACGGGACCAGGAGCGGCGCCGACTGCATCATCAGGAAGCGCACGCTGGGGTCGGGCTCCGTCCAGGACTTCACGTAATACGGCACCGGCTGGAGGCCCGCCTCTTCGTCGCGGATGGCGCCGTATGCGCGGACGCCCTCCATCGCCGGGGAGAGCATCATCAGCGTGCCCACCGGGAGGATGGGTTTCTCGTTGCCGTCTGCCGGATCGACGTACCAGGACGAGTACACGTAGACGTTGAACCCGTCGATGGTTCCCATGTAGGCGCCGCCCTCCGACTGGGCCTGCGCGTCGAGCGTCACCGAGGGAGGCCCGCCCACCGTGCGGAACAGGTTGAGCCGGTCCTTCACATCGGCGTGGTTGCGGAAGACCTTCCAAACGTCCACCGTCATCACGATGTCGGAGAGGAAGACGCCGGTGCT